CTGCGATCTAATGTGTTTCCACAAGCAGATCTCATTCCCCCCGCACAAGTTTACTATTCGCACCGTGCCCATCTGGGTGCGAGCCTGGTTTCTTCAGGCCGAATGAGTAGGCTCCTCTCTGAGAGAGAAGTAGCATCCCCGCTCACTCTCGATCTCCACCATTGATCTAGCCGATACTCGTCTAAGTTGTTAGGCTTAGACTTATTCAGCTTCCTCTGATCAATGCCCTGGACCCTCTCTTCGTCAATCTGCCAGCAACCCCCATCTGGGAGTACATGGTTAGATCGGCGATGATGGATTGGGACGGCATGTTTGTTTTTGGTAAACATACCGAATCCATCAGGCTTCGTCGTAAATGGCAGCGGATATTTAAACCCGTAGTCATCCAAGATTGAAAGCCAGAAAGTTGCGACGGAATTGTATCCCGCCGTTCGCATCTGGTTGATGCCTCCAATGAAGGAAGCAAAAACTTTTGCGTCCCACTTTCCACTCTTAAAGAATGGTAAGCGGAAAATCACAGGTGTGACGTCCTGACCCTCATAGGCATACACTCCGCAAGATTCACGGAATGACATGCTTTTTGTGAATGATTTAGAAACATTCACAGAGAAGCCAAAACGTTCGAGGAGGATGATGGCATAGTCCGTGACTCTAGAGTCAAGGATGATGTCATCACCGTATACCACAGGAGGTTCAAACCTTTTCCCAAAAGGTGTGAACGATGAGCGGACGGTGCTGATGCTGTCAAACAATTTGGCGACATCATCATCGTCTCTTATCAGGTCCCCTGTGGTCGTCCCAACTTGGCAGGCCCTATAAGCCAGCAGGCTTATGGCCGTAAAGATTACGCACTGAGTGGGAAAGCAAACAGCTGATCCCATAGGTGCGAACTTCTTTACAACAACGACAGAACCGTCTGGACATCTCACCTTAGAGGTGCGAGTTCCAAACATATAGGAGAGCCAGCTAGGAGGAAAAATCCTCTTTACCAACTCTGCACTAACACTGTCGCTAGCCGAGCTCAGATCGATCGTATCCATCGAAAGGTAGGTACTGCCATGTATGGCAGCCTCACGATTAATGGATTGATCATCCAACGTCACATAGCGTGATATTAGACTACGATCGAAGGACATCCTCATCCAACGTAGTACCTCCTGCTGGAAGTACATGAAGTCGTTGGGCTCCTTGCAAATGGAGCGACTTTTTGTTATGTCTTTTGGGACAAACATTAAGTCTGCGATATCCGATGAGCCGCCCCTCCATGGCATCGTCTTACAGACGATGCCCCCTTCAGTTAGGCCTAAGCGAGGCCTATTGAAGAGATACGCTAGTCGTGGGTGCCCAGATAAGCTGCTAAGCTTGTCATAGACATCACGAATGGCCTTCTCACTAACTTTGCCGGGCCCAAATCTGGGCAAGACGTGGTCTGGTGAGAGGTCATCAACAAGGTTCCGAACAATGACACGCAGAGAATGCATGTCACTATCGGAAAACTCTAGCGTAGACAGATGTTCTTCGACCTTAAGCCATCCGCGAAAGGCGGTGGCATCGAGATCCTTGTCTACATACTCAAGCTTCTTTCCGAAACGGAGGAAGCTGAGCACATAAGTCAGGACATCGGGTCGACCAGTTTTCACCCATTCGAGACACTCTCTAAATATAGGGAGCTCACGAAAGAAAGGGTGAAAGACTCTTGTTGAAGAGTCTGCGCCGGTGCTAAACTCATTACTGAGGATGGCATCGGCGTAACCGGAGTAGATCTTGATGAGCTGACGCAGGTCAGTCGTGCACAACTTCTTAAGGAAGTGCAAGACGACATGCTTGGGCTTGTCGGGATCTAACGGACTGTCATGGAGAAACTTGGCGTACGAAAGGACAAAGACTTTGAGAAAGTCAGTGTTCTCAGCGTACCCAAATTCTTGGGGAAATGCGATATCCTTAGTTGAGATGCTAAGGGTACCGCACGCGAGGCGCACGAGTGCGCCTCTATGTGCCATTAGCTGTAAAGCTCTGCCGTGATCTGCCGACTAATAGCCGACAGAATTCCGGTATTCGGGACCTTAGTAGTCACACCATCGAAGGTGAGGCCATAGGCTGTACCGAGAAGAGCAGACAGCTTGTCGATATCACGGACAGCACCCTTGACGCTCCAGTTCATGGAGACTTCAATGGGTTCTTCGGCCGTGATAATCCCGTCAACGTCAACAGTAATAACTGTTGAAAGTCGAACAGAATTGCGTGTAATCCCCGACTTAGGGTCGAGGACGCACTGGACCGACACGAGAGTGGAATAGGCGAGTGAGCCGTCTGCATAGACGTACTCTGAGCGCTTAGTGAAACCATCAGCCGAAAATGAGGTGGAGCGAAGCTCCAGCTTAGATTGGTCGAGAAATTTCACAGCCACATCCGTTGGCGAGGTTGGTAGGTTATACCAAGTGACCGTTGTGGTCATATTTGCACATCCTTTCGATGTTGCGAATAAGTGCTATCAATATAGCACTGGGCTAACTGTGGCAGTATGCCACAGGAAGATGTGGTCAGCTGAGAAGCTGCCACACCAAGCTACCCACGGTCAGAGGATCTGGCCCGCGAGTAACACGAAGGAAGTCGAACTTAGAGTCCGACAGCCGGGGTGCATAGCGTGAAAGTTCACGCTGATACACAGAAATGCCGAACGGGTCACCAGAGTCGTAAGACTCAAGACCCCAACGCGATAACTCGTCGGGAGAAGGGTAATAGACGACCTTGTATGAATATAAGCATTGTGAAATGCGAAATGTCATATAAAGGACCTGGGTATCAACCAGCTTAAGTCTCTTACTTTCATTGGTAAACCAATCGACAACGAAGCTGAACGGCAAAAGTGACCAAATTCGAGAAAGACTCGGTAAGAGTCCTATCGAATTAGCGGTCAAAATCGCCGTCAACAGAGTGGAAGGGTCGGAGTGAATCCGAACCTTCGCCCGAGTCTCAAGCTTAAGCACGCCATCATGGCAGAAGTTTTCGCTATCACTGAAAGTGTAGTTGAACTCTCCATAGATAGTAGCATGCTTAGAGCGGAGCACCTTCTCCAAATCTGCCTTAATATCCTTGCGAGCTAATTCACTTAGATCACGGGATAGGGGTTCCCTCTGAAACTTTAGTTTCAGAATTTCCTCAGTAATAAAGTCGATTATATCGACGATCACTGAAGGATCCCCGCTTGCGGCCTTCGCCACAAGCCTGGCAAGTTTGGGAAGGTCAGGAAGTAGGCTTAAGATGTCCTTGAGATGCTGAAGATTCTGCAAGTTATTACTTGACAGGACCTGGATGTTCTTATTAAGAGCATCAGCAGCAGCAAGGAACGCCGAAGGCCTAATATCAGGTAACCGCTGTTCAACAGCGTCCCTGATAGCGGTATGACGCCTATTTATATAATTCTTATCATATTTACGATAAGTTATAAAATTAGGCACGTAACCGCTTCCAACTTGAGCTACATCCGTAAACAATGGAGTATATGGTGTATACTTACTGACGACCAAGTTAGTCGTCACAACACCAGGCCCCATTGCGGGCGGATCCCACGGTATTGTGTCAGCATGAGAAACATACTCCGAAGAGGAGTTGTTCCTTATAACTGTCACACCATCTGCTACATGGTTAAACGCTGATATATTAGCGCCACCATAGATGGGCTGCCAGCCAATGGCATAGTTGAGATGGACCTTAAAGGTAGTAACCCTATAGGTTCCAAACCAACGCATGTCAAAGGAGTAGGTCGTATCTATAACGTAACCGGCAGAAGTCCGAAAGGACTTGTCGGAGACGTCATAATAACGATATGACCATAAGGCAGAATACGGATTGCCAATGATGATTTCACCATTCTGCCGAATATAATCGACAATACGGTGGTGGCATAGCCACGCATCAAAAGACATGTGGGGTTCCTGCAGATAGCTACCATGAGCAGCAGTATAGGTTGAAAAACCCTTACTGTTACTTCCGGTTCTAGCTACAGAAACGTACGGAGGAACGCTGCCTGAGAAGTCGATAGAATACCTAGGAAGGTATAGTCCGTTGATCGATATGGCCGCACCACGATAGTGGTACATGCTGATCGCATCCTCGAACTTATCGCCAACTTCGCCAACGTACCTCGGGTGAACGACCTGGTTTTCACCTATACTCGGACGGCTCTCTTCATAGAAAGCCGGATCGAAGAGGTGACCATATCGGTCACGATCAAGATTCGGGCTCCAGTCAATCTTAGTGGGACGCTCTGTCTGAAACGTTATCGGATAGGGAACCTCGAATGAAAACCGAGGACCGCCAACTATGGCGGAGCACAGCATAAACTTCGAAATGAAGCCAGGCTGTCCATTCCCGACAAGGTCTACAAACAACATATCGTTGCTGTATTCCATCAGGCGCGGGTTCGTAAGAGCCCAGTTCTGATTGCTAGCTACAAGATTATAAATCTTGCAGTAAGCGTGTCCATCCGTATACGAGTCGTACATGGTACCTCCAAGAATAACTATGATAGTCGGGGATGCCCGTGAGGGCAT